CACTGGAGAGATACGTGATGACAAAAAATACATGTCAATGTTGGAGGATTTCTGGCTGCCAAGAAGAGAGGGAGGCAGGGGGACCGAGATCTCCACGTTGCCAGGAGGTCAGAACCTTGGAGAAATTACTGATATTGAATACTTTAAGAAGAAGCTCTTCCGTTCACTTAACGTCCCACCATCACGCATGGATGGAGAAGGTGGGTTTAACCTGGGAAGATCTTCTGAGATCTTAAGGGATGAAGTTAAGTTCAGTAAGTTTGTTGCACGTTTGAGAAAGAGATTCTCTTATATGTTCAACAATCTTTTAAGAACTCAATTACTTCTTAAGAATGTCATTACCCCAGAAGACTGGGATATAATGGAAGAGCATATTCAATATGACTTCTTATATGATAACCACTTTAGTGAACTTAAAGAAGCAGAACTTTTCAATGAAAGATTATCAATGGTTCAAGTTGCTGAACCTTATGTTGGTAAATACTTCTCACAAGATTATCTGAGACGTAAGGTTCTTCGTCAAACTGATGAGGAAATCATTGAACAAGATAAGATTATGAAGAAGGAAATTGAAGATGGAATTGTTCCTGACCCAAGTATTCCAACAGATCCAGAAACCGGAATGCCAATAGAGGATTTAATGAATCTTCAAGCAAAGGCAAACGGAAACGGTGATCCTGGTGGTAGAGCAGAAGCAGAAGATAGTGCTACTAAAGCAAATACCGATACTGTTGAATTAGAGGCACCCGCAGGAAAAACATCTAAACCGAGGGGAGGTATAATTTGACCGAAGATGAGCATGATGAAAGACCATTTATTCAAGCGAATTTCGGTATTAATGATGTCCGCTTGATATATAATTCTGTGTCCTTTTTCCTTGAAAATTGGCCTGGAACACCAGAACGACCAGCGGAAGAAGAAGGATATCTCCTGGATATGAAGACAAAATTGTATTCGATGTTGTTAGAGTATAATTACTACAGTAAGACAGCAGATGAATAATACATAAATATTACAGACTCCACACAATATATGGTATTTAAACATGGATGAACTGATGGATATGATGGTTGACGATGCATCTGCATCACAAATCAGCGATAAAATTAAGGATTTACTTTATGCGAAGTCTGCAGAAAGAGTAGATTCTTATAAGAAGTCGGCTGCTGATTCACTCTTTGGTAGTGAGGATGAAGTTGAAGACAGTGTTAGTGATGAGGAGGAAGTCGTGGCAGCTGCCGACGGCGAAATTTGATTTATAAATAACTACTAACATGAACATATAGGACTATAATGGCACATAGATCAGTTGGAATTGGCACATCATTGACATTGGGGCCTGGTTTAGGGACATCAACTCTACCCTTTAGTGTTCAATCGGATACTATTAGAATTGTCGCAGTTGATGCTGCTTGCCATGTTGCTGTAGGTGGAAGTCCTAAAGCAACCGATGGAAGTTACTACGTTGCTAAGAACTCCTCAGCTACTATTGGATTAACTAAAGCATCTAATAGGGTTGTAGGAATTACAACTGGAACTACCTCTCAAATTCTATTTGCGGAGGGTACTTATTGTCCGTTCGGTGAGGGAGATTACATTGCGATTGAAGGAACAGGAGTAACAGGATTTACCACTAACTTTGAACACTCAAGAGTTATTACTGTAAATACCACTGCTAGTTCTCCAAATACAGGTTATTTCCAAAGTTTAATGACTGTAGATGTTAATTCCACAAAATTAAAGGAAGCAGATGTGAATTTTGCAGATGTTACTGCAATAATGGCAAATAAAGCTTTTGTCCTTGGAAAAGGATCAGGCTGTGCTTATATTCAACAAGTTCAAATTTCCGGGGACGCCTGATGAAACTGATTAGAGAAGAAATCGAACAAGTAGAATTTATCGTTGAAAATCGCAACGGTAAGAAATCTCTTTATATTGAGGGGGTTTTTCTACAAGGAAACATCAAAAACCGTAATGGTAGAATGTATCCAATGGAAACTCTTCGCAAAGAAGTTTCTCGGTATAATGAAAACCATATTCAGTCCGGAAGAGCACTTGGAGAACTTGGTCACCCTGACGGTCCAACCGTTAATTTAGACCGTGTTTCTCATAAAATCACTGGTCTAAAAGAGAGTGGTTCAAATTTCATTGGTAAAGCAAAGATTTTGAATACTCCTATGGGCAAGATTGCATCTTCACTTTTAGATGAAGGTGTAAAACTAGGTGTATCATCAAGAGGTGTCGGATCTCTCAAACCAACCAAAGAGGGATTTAGTGTCGTTGGTGAAGATTTCATGCTCGCAACCGCTGCAGATATTGTAGCTGACCCTTCTGCACCTGATGCATTTGTCTCAGGAATTATGGAAGGAAAAGAGTGGGTATGGGATGGAGGAATCCTGCGTGAGAAGTTCGCAGAGAAGACTTACAAACAAATTAATACATTAGTGACCCAAAAGAAACTCGATGAACAGAAACTTAATCTGTTTAATGATTTCTTATCAAATTTATAAAACTTCTAAATAAATATAGGTTTTAATTAAGGAAATCGGAGCTGTCAAAATGTCTCGTGGAACCAAATTACAAAAAATGGAAGAAGAAGTGAAGCAATCCCAGACTGCTGTTAATGCAAATGCAGCAAAAGGGATGCCATTAGAGGATGGTCCTCAAGGATCAACACCAGGTCAAGCTAGTGTTGAAGATCTAGGAGGTCCAACACCTGAGAACTACAGTCCTACAAATGACTCCGCTAAGTTAAAGCCTGCTGGTGGTTCCCTCAAGCAAGTGAAGGACGTTGTTAACAAGGGTGCTGGCAAACCAGATCCTATGGGCAAACTAAAAAATTCCATTGCTAAAGAAGAGGAAGAAATGGACGCAGAAGCAACACTGGAAGAAGCTCCAGAAGTTACCGATGAGGTAGTTGAAGAGGATACTGCTGTTGCTGAAGAAGAAGAGACAGTTGCAGAGTATGACATGGAAGATGATGTCAATGCACTGTTAGGTGGTGAAGAACTCTCCGAAGAGTTTAAAGCAAAAGCCAAAACAATTTTTGAAGCAGCAATCAACTCCAAAGTTGCTGGTGTCAGAGAAGAAATTCAAGCCGAGTATGACGCAAAACTCGCTGAAGGCGTTGCTGAAGCAAGAGAAGAGCTTTCAGAGCGCGTAGATTCTTATCTTGAGTATGTCGCAGATGAGTGGTTCGCAGAGAACGCACTTGCCGTAGAGTCTGGACTCAAGACTGAGATGACAGAATCATTCCTTGAAGGAATGAAGAGTCTTTTTGAAGAACATTATGTATCAATCCCTGAAGATAAATATGATGTCCTACATAGCATGGTAGAAAAACTTGATGATATGGAGACAAAACTCAATGAGCAAATTGAGAAGAACATCGGACTAAGCAGGCGTCTCGCTGAGTCGGTTGCCGATGGTATTCTTGATGAAGTTTCTGAAGGATTAGCGTCCACTCAGAAAGAAAAGCTTGCCACTCTTTCCGAAGGTGTAGAGTTTGAAAGTGAAGAAGAATATCGTGAGAAACTAGAGACATTGAAGGAATCTTATTTCACTTCTAAGTCTACTGGTTCTAAATCAGAAAGTCTTTCCGAAGGTGTAGATAATGCTGCTCCCGGACAGGAAGTAACTGGCTCAATGGGTCGTTACCTAGACACACTTTCTAGATTTAAGAAATAACTGAATTTTTAATTAATCAAACTTTACATAGGTAAAAGCAAATGTTTCAATCGGAACAGTTGCAGGAAAAGTGGAAGCCGCTTCTAGAGTATGAAGGTCTTGATCCAATCAAAGACAATCATCGTAAAGCAGTAACTGCCGTCCTGCTAGAAAACCAAGAAAAATTCCTCAGAGAGGAACAGCAGTTCGGATCAGGTCTCAACCTGTCTGAATCAACACCAACTAACCACGCCAACGCAGCAGGTGCTCAAGGTGGTTTCGGTGCTGATGCTACCGCAGCCGGTCCACAAGCCGGTTTCGACCCCGTTCTGATCTCACTGATCAGACGCTCTATGCCTAACTTGGTCGCATATGACCTTGCTGGCGTTCAGCCAATGAGTGGTCCTACTGGACTCATCTTTGCAATGCGCTCACGTTACACCAGCATGTCTGGAACTGAAACCTTCTACGATGAAGTGGATTCAGCATTCTCTGGACAGGATTCTGGTTTCGACCTTACCAGCAGCTTCACAAGTGCTGTTTCTGGTATGGGTACAACTGCACAGTCAGGTAGTAACCCTGCTGTTCTAAACCCAGTCGGATCTGCATCCTCTACTGGCTACGACGTTGGTCAAGGAATGTATACAGGTGACGCTGAGAACCTGGGAACAGGTACGAATGCGTTCAACCAGATGGCATTCTCTATCGAGAAAGTCACTGTAACTGCACGTTCCAGAGCACTGAAAGCTGAGTACTCACTAGAACTCGCTCAAGACTTGAAAGCAATTCATGGTCTTAACGCTGAAGCAGAACTTGCTAACATCCTTTCTACTGAAATCCTTGCTGAAATCAACAGGGAAGTCATTAG